GACTCAAAGCCGTCGATCATATAAAACAAGTCATCTGCTTGTTCTAAGTAATATAAAATACTTTGAAAGCCGAAATTGAATTCTTCTTGTTTTAAACTCATGCTTTTAGTTTACTTTGTTTTCTCTTCTTTACATATTTGACAGTAAAAAATTACGTCTAAATCTATCCATTTATGGCCGTTTTCTATGCAGTTGTATTGCTCTGGTGGTTTATTTTCTTCATACATTTGACCAAGCTTTGACCAATGTTTTAAAAGAGCAGTAGGTGTTAGCGTTATTCCTTTCCATTTTGTTTTATATATTTCTACTCTTTGAGTTATTTGCTCTGCTGTTCCACCCGCTTCGGATATTTCTTTTATTACTTTATTAAAAATACCTATTTCTTGTTTTGTGCTTGGTTTATAACCTAATGCCTCAGACAATGAATTAAATAAAATTTTTCTTCCAGATTTATCAGCCTTTACACTATGACTTTGGTTAGATGACTTTAGTTTGTGTGTCATATTTGCACCTAGCCCCGTGTCAGATTTGACCTCCCACCCGTGTTCATAATTGACCTTATCAAAAATAATGGTATATAAATTGCTTGTTTGCGACTCATCTAAAAAGCGAGACTCTACCTTTATAGCGCCTAAATCTTGCAACTCTTTAATAGCTCTTTTGATCGTGCTTGGGCTTTTATGACATCTTTGGCCTATTGTTTTAATACTTGGATAACATTCTCCACTATCTTTATCTGCATACCTGCATAAAGTAGAATAAACTCTAAAAGCATTATCAGAAACTTCGCTTTCAGTCAGCCATTCTGGAATAATAGAAAAATATACCTGATTTTTAAATTGCATAAAGCCCTCCTGTAAGATTGTTGAATAATAATCTTAACTTATTTGCTTGGGCTTTTCGCTTTTTCTTTGTCTATAATTTTATCTAATTTATCTTTACTAACTTTTAGCTTGTCGTCTGTTTTTGTTTCTTTCTTAGCTTTTGGCACAACTTTAGTTTTAGGATCTAGGTAGTCTATTAACCACACTTCAGTATCCCAAAGCTCTAAACCAAGACCAAGTCTCATTCCGCACCTTTTAATTGCGTCTGAAATACATTCTTTAAGTCTTTCACCATTATTAGAAACTTTTTTTCCACCCTCAACAAAGAAAGGCTTATCGCACATTCCTGCTTCTGTTACCGACCTAAACTCGCCGTCAATAGTTCCAGATATTGTGTAAGTAACCCCTGTTATAAATTCTCTTTGTTCTCCGTTCTCATCAAAAACAACATCTTTAATAATCTCGCCAACTTCCATTTTTACATCTGGAATTAATGCTATTAATTTTTGAGTAACTTGAGTATGTTCAACATAATCTATTGATCCATAGCTCATTTTTAATTGTTTAACCAAGCTTTTATTCCAAGGCTTGCTTATAAGTATTTGCGTATCTCTCTTAGCCATTTTATTCTCCTTTTAGTAAGATTATAAATAATAGCTATGACATTTACTTAAAGTTAGGTCCTAGTTTAGTTTCTTCACAAAAAGATTTAATTTTTTCTAAATCCCATAAAGGCCCACACTTTAAAATTATGTCTGCTTGTGGAAGTTTGTTGTGATATTTTAAAGAAGCCAACTTTTGTCTTGTTAGTCCTGTCATGTCGCCTATTTCTGCAAGGCTTACTGGTTCAATTTTCATAGTTTAACTATATTAATATAAGATTAAAGATAAGTAAATTATTTAATTATCATTTTATCGTTTGGATTATTTTCCCAAGTTTCTAAAAAAGCATAAACTACTTCTTGTAACTTATCTAATTCACAAACGACTAAGCCATTAGTTGTTCCGTCTGGCATAGCAACAAATACAAAGGGCCTTGTGTCGCCAATTACGTTGTTTTTAGTAGATTGTAATTTAGCTTCTTTATACCTATTCCATAATGTTTGTACTTGTTTACCTGCTTTAACTTCAACTTTTACAGCACCACGCCAATTTTCTTCATGGCCCATTTGTGATCTAAAGCGAGTATCAGGTATTCCTAGCTTTTTTCTAGCTTCGTTTTGCTTTCTTCTTCCTTTATTTTTATTATTTAAACCACGCTTTTGAGCAGGTGTCCAATCTTCTCTATTCTTCACAGTTTTTTGTCCCATTCCTTGCATACCTGCATGCTTTCTTCTTTTATAATCAGAAAAGGTTTCATCTTCTCTCCAAAATTCTATTTCTTTTTTACTCATTATAGTCTTCAACTGCTTTCTTCAAATAATCGTTTTTAACTTCGTTAATCTGTTTTATTTTTAAATTAATTTTTTCTTCTTTTATTTTATCCCAATCAATATCTTTTCTTCTAATAAGCTGTTGATCAAACTGTCTACTTTTTCTAATTATTTCGTGTTGTGGCCTATCAAATTTCCGTACAGTTTTGACTACATAAGGCCATTGTCTTTCTAAATCTTTAGCCATTTTTAATCTGCCGTCGCCTTGATAAAGTTCAGTAGCATTTCCACCTTTCATACTCATTGTTAAAGTCTTATCTATGCTAAATACATTAAACAAAACAGTACAGTAACCATTTACTAAAACTTGTAGGCTTAAATCAGTATCTTCGTTATATCGTCCACGCCAACGTTGTTCTATATTATTGTTTATTAATAAATTACTAAAAACTCTTTTATTTAAGGCATAAGGTTTTAGCTTTCCACCTCTTACAAAGAAACTATAATTCATTCCACTAATTGCTATGTTCTCGTATCGGTCAGTAAATTTTTCTATTTCAGAAATAGCTATTGCTGGATCTATATTTACTTTTCTTCCTTTCCATAAATAACGAGTGCTTCTTATGTTGTCATCAAAAATCCAATGCCTTTTATGTCCAAGCTTTTTGGAATGTTCCCAAACAAAATTTCTAACAGGGATCGAGCCAAGGCCTAAATCTTGGAATGGCGTTGTAATAATTATTTTCTCGTCAAAATGTTCTTTATATAAATCTAATTCTTGTGGCTCTACTACTAAATTAAAATCCACATTGTTTTCTAAAAAATGTTTTGCTGTATAACAAACATCATGTCTGCCTTTGGAAATAATATATATTTTATATTTACTCATCTAAAACAAACTTAATATTCTGTTTGTCCTCGTGGGGCCTATCTGGATAATAAATTGTAGTAGTTAAGCCTGTTTCTTGTGTTATGTGTTTTATGTCTAATATTTCAAATAACTTATCTTTATCTTCTTGTGTGTCAAAAAATACTATTAATTTAAGTTTATTTTCAGCTGTTTCATAATCAGCCATTCCTACCCATTCCTTAGCGCTATCATGAGAAGCAATCTCTGTTGCAGGTCTTGTTGTGTAAATTAAAGCAGATAATTGATCCTCATTAAAGCCGGTACCTGTCAAATCCAACTCAACGTCTAAAATTTCTTTTAATATTTCGCTTAAAGCTCTATCATCTACTTCTGCTAAGTTTTGTATTTCATTATCTGAAGTTAAAACTTTTAAGGCTTGTGGGCTGTCATGTGCTATGTCTAATCTAATAACAGGAAGTTCTTTTTTATTCATCTTTTTACAAGCTTGATAGACGCCATGACCTGCCAAGATAGTATTGTCGTTAGCAATAACTATATTTCTATAAAAGCCGTGTTCTTCTATTGAGCTAATAATGTGCTTTAATTGATCGTCTGGGTGTTTTTTATAATTCTTTGGGTGTTCTTTTAGGTCGTTTATATCAACAGTTTCTACTTGCATGATTATTAGTTTAATCTGTTATTTATTTAATTGACTGTATATAATTAATAAAGCGATACAATCGCAGCCCTGTAGATTATGGGCAGGAGATTAAAACATCTGTTTCAGTCACTAATCCTGCTCATAATCTCGTAACCACCAGCAATGTTTGCTGGAATTCCAATGGAACCAACCGTCATTATAAACTAGCCAACTAGCAACAACAGTTGAGACTTGAGCGTTAGTTCTAGGGCTAGTAATATTTAATTTATCTTTTAACCAAGCCCAAGTATTGTCATTAAATTGCCACAAACCAACATCTTTTGAGCCGTCTTTATTAACACCAACAGCGTCTATCTTTCCTTTACTTTCGCACCAAGTTATCCTAAGGGCCTTTTCTACATCTTCTGGCTTAAAATACATTGAAAACATATTAATATATTTTTTCATGTCCAAAATTATTACGTTTCTTGCTTTACATTCTTTATATTCTGTAATGCTATCTGGTGTTAAAGGGGATAACAAAGCACAAGTTAGTAATATTTCTGCTATCAAATAACCTACTAACTAGCTTTATCTGGCAATAAATCCTTAAGCATTGTTATACCTACTTTTAAGTCCTCGCTATACCAAGTATCATTTTCAATATAAATTGCTCTAGCTTTTAAGCCGTCGTTTTCTATTCCAACTAATTTTCTAGTCATATATACCTTATTTTATTTTAATTTGAGATTTAGTTTTAATCAAGTATTAAAGAATTTTTAAATTATCCCACCCATTTTTAGATAAAGTAAAGCTTAAAATTCCATGAGAAGTAGTTAAACCCATACGACTTTCAAGCTCGTAAGAAGTATCTAAACTTGGGCTTTGGATCCAAGTTCTGCCTCTTTCTTGTAATATTCTTAAATGGTGATAATGCCCTGTTACTAATAAATCAGCAGTACCACTAGGAAGTCTTGCCATAGCTTGATTTTTCCACCAATTCATTAGTTTATTTTCAGCATTTCCTCCGCCACCTGTAATATGGCCGTGGTAAAAGGTTACTCTTTTAGTTTTAACCTCTAAAGTAAGGTAGAAATCATCTGGTACTACTACTTTTACGTGTTTATAGCGATCTCTTCCCTCAATAATCTCACCAATAATTTGAAAAACCGTAGTATCAGAATTATCTAAACGTGTTGTACTAACTTGAGCTTTCCCGGATCTATATTCAGCATGATTTCCCGGAACGCCACCAATAACTATTGTTGAAGCTAAAGCTAACAATCCGTCTAATACCTCCAAAATCATAAGCCTAACTATATGTTCTTGTTCTGTTCTGGTTAATTCAACGTTGAATGGTTGGTGGTCAAAAAACCCATAGCAGTTTTCAATTAAGTCGCCAAGTCCAATTATGTATATTTCATCTATAACTACACCATTTTTGTTATGGTTTTTAATATCAATTTTAGCTTTTTTAATACCTGTTTTAATATAATCTATAGTCTCATCAACGCCCCAGTCTGTGTTGTATTCAGCTTTACCAAACTGCCAATCAGCACAAATAAAGAAATAAGCATTAGGTCCCTTTTTAGTAGATATTTTTATTGGCTTTTTATTCTTAACTTGCTTTAATAAATCATTAAAAAACTTATCATGTTTAGGCTTTTTTCTTTTAATGATCGCTTTAAAAGCATACATTTGCTCAACTTTTCCACCTTTTAATTGTGTATCCCAAGTAGAAAATCTAATACTATCTTCTTCTATATAGAATTCTTGAGGATCAAAGTTCCATTCTTTTAATAATGAATTGAATTTGAAGCTATCAGTACCTGCTTGAATATGCGTAACTTCGCCACTATTGGAATTATTATCCCAAGTTCTTTGAGGTTTCCACCCACTTGGATAGTAGTTGTTACCAAGTTCGCTATTGTGTGGAACGTCCTTTTTGGTTTTAACCTTTTTCTTAGGCATGACTTAATCTTAGTTTAATTTGAGATTATGTCTGTTAAATAGAAAAAACGTGTGGTGAGAAGATAATATGAACAAAACCCCACACGTCTTTTCTTACCTGTTATCTATTTTTCAAGATAACCACCTCCTAGCCTTGTGTCATATAGCTAGGAAATCCTATTCTATTCGTCTTTTTCTTTTAGTCCTATTTTTACTGCTATATCTGTTGTTTGGTGTAGCAACCACAATATAACTAGAGTTGTTAAGCCTATACTTAACGTTTGTAGTTCTGGACTCACTTTTCCCCCTTTACTTTGCATTTTTTACTACAGTTCCAATTATTATTTTTGAAACAATTTATATGATGTTTGTAAATTCTACTCATTAGCCGACCTGTAAGAAATCGCAGTTAGTACACTCGTAATAATCTCGCCCACTGTCCATTTTTCCAAATTCAATACCATTTCTAGTTTCGCAATCATCACAATCTAAATAGCCCTCTATATAAGCCATTATGAAACCAATGCCTCTGGGCTTGTTTCAATAATGTAGCATTGTTTACAAATATATTTTTTGCTTTCTTTTATAATTATATGCTCATCAAACATTCTCATAAGATTATTGCATTTACTACAAACATGAGACTTTCTACATGGTTTTAAATCTGTTTCGTTTATATAAGCCATTATGAAACCTCATATTTTGTAGAAGTAGAAACGTCATAGCTATTCATGCAATTTTCATTACAAAATAAGTATTGTTCTCCACCACCTACGACTGGTTCAATTACATACAAGTAATCTAAATTCTGTAAATTGGTTTTACAATTATCACATGGATTAGGATCGCCTGTATAGTTAAAAACTTTGCCCTTAAAGCTTTCTTCATTATTCATTTTATTTCCTTTTTTTGTTTTGTTCATATAACAATATTACCACAATATTTAATCTTTGATTAAACAAAATACATAAAAAGCATATATTTATTGATTAACCTGGATCTAGTTAGTTAGTTGAACATATACGCATAGACAAATAAACCATGCCTTAAAACAGCCCTAAGTATGCGTTTTAGGGCATATATTGACTAAGTCCTGCAATCAACACAGCTAATACAGTTGTCCACGCTAAAAGTTCGGATCGAGATATTTTCTGATTAACTTTCTCGTGTAAAGCGTCTATTCTAATGTTCATGTCTTTTTGCCCCTCTAATAAAAGAGCTAGCATTTCCTTTTGAGTATATCCGTTATCTGCCATGGCCATATCCACCATATTTACAATTACAGATAGTTATATTTGTATAATTATTTTCTGCTTTAAAAGTTCTACATTCCTTTTTATCAGGAAGTTCTTCGTCTAAATCATCTAACAAAGGATCGTCTAATATCATTCTGTAATCCAATCCCAATCTTCTAAGTCTTTTAAAACATCTCTTTCTCTAGCTATTTTTCTATCATCAATAAAATTATTAGTAAATGATAAATTTCTTAGCCAAGAAAAAAAATTTTTTAAACAATAACCAAAAATAAAACCTATAAAATAATCCATTAGTCTCTAAATCCTATTGTTAAAAGCCAAACAGCTAAAGTGATCAATGTAGCTATTCCTGTTATTTGCTGGGCAGAACCAGTAAGAGTAAGCGTAGCAATAACTAAACCTACTAAGGTCCAACTTAAATTTAAAGTTTCTTTAATAGCTTTTATAAGCCAATTCCATAATTTTTTTAACACTAACCTCTCCTAAACATGAAAGCTGCCATAGATGCTATTCTAGTTAAAATAACTGGGACTACAACTTCTTGAGCTTTTTCCTTTTGGTCTGAAGTCATGTCATCTCCTAAATTAGATAAATTTATTTCTTGTAAATTAACATCAATTAAAACTTCTATTGGATTTTCTAAAAATTCCTCAAATTGTACTTCTGTAACAACATCAGCCAAAGTGTAATTTTCTACATCAGTATTTTCTACTGCTCTTTCAACATATTCTTCTACTGCTTGAGCAACGGACTCATCTTCTTTAACAGCTTCAGCTATTATTTCAACATCTTCTTTTTCAACTTGTAAGACTTCAGCAACAACTTCTACTTGTTCCTCTGTTAGTTTCTTTACGTCATCAATAGCTTCTTCAACTACTGCCTGAACAACTTCCTGAACTTCTTCAGTAGCTTGGTCTAAATTCTGGACACCGATATCATTAACTTGTTCTATAACTTCTATTACTTCTTCTGTTTCAAGTTCTTCTACGTATTCTTCAATAGCTTCTTCTTTAGCTTCTTCGTATTCCTGGATCTCTTCCTCAGTAAAATCTTCTAATTCTTCTTCTGTTACTTCTGGAATATCTATTTCTATTATTTCTTCTATAACTTCTTCTATTTCAGCTACTTCTTCAGCAATATTTTCTTCTGAAATCTGTTCGTCAGCCATTTCTGTAATAGGTAATCCTTTATCTTGTTGTTCTTCTTCCAAAGGTAAAGTATCATCTGTAAGTAAATCTTGTTCAGTTTCAATTTCATCTTCAATAAGCTCATCTTGTATGCTTTCTAAATCCTTTTCTATATCCTCTGGATCTGGTGGGAATATATCATTAGCAATAAGTATATCTATTAAATCAATTTCTTCTTCTACTTCAATAATTACTATTTCAAATTCTTCTAGTTCCTCTATGTATTCTTCTACTTCTAAAATAACTTCTATATATTCTTCAAATTCTTTTTCTAATTCTTCAATTTCTTCATCTGTTAATTCTTCGTATTCTTCATCAGTAAGAATTAAACCTAATTCTTCTAAATATTCTTCTTGTTCTTCTATTAATTCAAGTTCTTTTTCTAATATTTCAGCTTCAAGCTCTATTAATTCTTCTAATTCTTCAATCTCCTCTTCAGTTAAATCTTCAATATATACTATTTCTTCATCAATAATTAATATTTCTTCTTCGTATTCTTCATCTATTTCTTCAGTGATCACTAGATAAATTTCATCTTCTTCTTCATATTCTTCATAGATTTCTATATCGCAGTCGCCCCTTTCAATTTGAGCGTCAGTCATGTCGCAACCGTAATCTTCTAAATTGCTAGCACGTTCCATATCTCTTTCTACTGTTCCGTCATCTACTTCTGTTTGTGTGTATTCAAGTTCTTCTCCGTCTATTTCAACAATTACTATTGGAATAGTTGTAGTTGTAGTTGGTGGAGGCTCTGGCTCC